CTTTGGTGTGCCAATCAACTACGCCATCGGCTAAAGACAGTATTTCGCAAGGAAAATCCTCAAGAGACTCCATAGGCCACTCATTTTCGTAGCGCATGAACTTGCTATGGTCCCTGCAAATGTCTACCCACAAATTTTCTTTGCGATTTGACCCCGTAATTTGGCCTTTGGCAAAGATTTCATACCCCTCTACCATGCCAAAATCGTCTACTTCCATGCCATCGGGCATGTCAGGCGCGTCATCAAGGCGAAAATTAGGCTCTAATCCACCTGTGTCCAAGTCTCCTTGGTATACCATCTCATCAATATGCTTCACATAGCGGAAAGCAATCCACTTAGCGTCCCGTAAACCATCAGAAGCCATAGGATCAATGATGATATCCCCCGCTTTCCAATGCACACCGTAGGGCGATTCCCATTTTATGGTGGTATTTTTGTCGGGAGAGCCTTGTTCCATGAAATAACGGTGGTCTTCTATGTGTGCTTCAAGGATTGCTGCACGTTCTATTGAAGTATTGGGCTGTTGCAGGAACTGCGTGTGCGCTTCTATGTGCGCTGTGTGGTTTTGATCCTGTAATACGGTCGTTATTTCGCCAGAAATAAGGTATAACGACTCATCTACAGGGTCATCAATGACTCTACCGGGGTTTATGGACGGATCTTGTATGATTAACCCGTCTACATCGGCAGAATAACCGATCTTACTACCCCCAAATGGACAGACATAAGCATCTAACAGAGCGCGTTTATCATGCAAAAGCTGGTCAGTTTCCCGATACCAGTAGTCGCTAATGCGCGAAACGATGCGTTCTGAGCCAATACCTGCCTTATTAAAGGGGTGAACAGTGAAAGTGGGGTCATGTGCGGCTATATTAGCAATAGATTGATCAAGATAGCCGAAAACAATATTGGCTTTATTGCGGATACCGGGATCAGATTGATCGCCCATATTGTACCGCATCTCATCTTGTTCTCTCGTAGTAGCCGCTTCATTGTTATATTGAGCTACCAGAACCTTGGAAGGCTCAAATATGGGCCGCCAATAGTCAATTGCATGCTCTAATCTGCGCTTCCACCACTCTAACTGCCGATCCCTGCTACTTGGATAGCTTATCATTACTGGGAATAGCCTATTCTAGAAATGCCAGTATTCTTTTTTGTCGCAGCACCCATCTTCTTTTTCTTCTTCTTTTTTTTGGGTTTGGCTTTACGCGCTGCTGCGGCGGCTTTTTTACCAGCAGCTGTATAGGGGTAGGACTTACCATTTACTTTCGGCACAAGATTGCTCCTAAGTTAGGATGGTACAATCTCTATATAAACTAATTTATAAAAAAGAAACAACCCTTAATTTTCTTGTTAAATATCGACCAGTGACCAATAATCTTCTTCGGGTGGCAATTCCATTGGTTCATGGTTGCCAGCAATAGGTGCTTCACTGTATACGGCCTTGCCCCTAGCCTTGCGCTCAGAGCGGTGAATAAGCTCGTCAAAGGTGTAATTGCGCGGAACCCACTCTTCTCTGGGGGAGGGAGGGGCTGTGCCGCCTCTAAGCTTTTCTAAAGCCAGCCCTAACAGAGAAAAACAGTCTACTTCGTCATCGTGCTTGAAAGTGGGGAACTTCAATAATGTTTCTTGGACATCTCCTACCCAAAAACGGTCTTTAGGAAAAAACAGCTTGCCCTCTTGCGCCCTACCCTGTATGGCTCTGGCGCGTACTGTCTTGTCTTTAGAAGGCGTAAACTGCTCCCTAAAGCAATAGACACTGCGCTCTTTCATGCGCTGAGACAGGAATGGGCCTACAGAATTGAGTATCTGACCTCGCTCCTCGCACCACATGACGGGTTTCCACTTTTTCATCATGTCGATACAGGCTTCAATCCAATCTACGGGCTTAGCTCGTTTTTTCCATACATCACAGACATAGATATTCTCTTCAGTGTCTACGGCAAAGACAATGTGAACAGTGTAGTCTGATCCCCTGCGCTCTGAAGTGGCGTAGTCTGAGCAGCCATAGAAGCGCAACTCTGTGATGGGCGGCATGTCAATCGCCTCATTGCGTCCGTAGGTATTGAACCAATCCAACTGAAAGTAATCGCCATGCTCTACGGTGGGAGACTGCTGGTAGAGTGCTTGGAACTCTCGCTTTTGAAGGACGGACTCTATCTCTCGCAAGGCCGACACATCATACCATGCTGGCCAAAGGGCTTCTCCCGGCATCCGGCCCAAGGGATCGTCTTCCTTGGCAAGGGCAGGGAGGTTCAGCACTTCCCACGGAGGTACATTAGGGTCTTTCTCAGCTTGTTTTAACAAGCGTCCTGCCAAGTCATCATCGTGCCATCGCGTCATAATAAGCACAATAGAGGCATTCGGCATAAGGCGCGTAAAAGCAGTAGAGCGATACCAGTTCCAGATGCGCTCACGCTCAGCAAGGCTGTCGGCTTCTTCCCTGTTCTTATGGGGGTCATCAATCAATAAAACTTTGGCACCTCGACCTGTGGTAGCAGTGCCTATGCCTACAGCAAAGTATTCACCCCTCGACCCCTCTATCTTCCACTTGTGGGCCGCAGCAGCATCGGTGGCCAACTCTACGTTCGGAAAAATGCGTTTGTACTCGGCAGAGTCAACAATATTGCGAACATCGCGCCCAAAGTCAGAAGAGAGATCTTGTCCATACGAAGCAGTGATAATGGGATCATTAGGATGCCTACCCATATACCAAGCAGGGAACCTACGAGAAGCCAACTCACTCTTGGTGTGGCGAGGAGGCATCGTGATCATCAGTCGGCGGCATTCACCTCGCTCAACACGCTCCAGCGCATCGGCAATAAGCTCATGGTGAGGTGCTGGCTCAAAGTCGGGAAAAGTAGCTCTTGTAAAAGGCAGCAGCCTGTTGGCAGACTCCCTGCGCCTAATTATTAATTGAGCCGCCTTAACCGCATCAATCTGCTTCTGCGAATTGTTCAATCTCACCTTCCTGTGTGCCGATCTCCACCGCATTCTCTATATCATAGTCCGCAGGTATAGCGTTCTGCTCTACGATCTTCATCAGTGCTGCCGTGGACATATCGTCCAGCGACTTCTTCTCTTCTATCGTCTGGTGGATTACAGCCGCCTTCGGTGCGTGTAATCCAAGGATCTTACACCGCTGGTCGATGCACCACTGTATTTTGTCCAACCACTTAGTATCACCAGAAGGCAAAGATGATTTGGTCTCCGAAACAAAGCTGGTATTGCCCGTAGACATCTCCGTAGTCGAAGTCTTGCCCTGCTGCGACAAATGGTAGCCTTCCCACGCTACTTTTTCCAAATGATCGACTTTAGCCAACTGCATAGCCTTCGCCGCATTAAAATCAAACAATGCCTTGCTCTGCCACGATGTTTGAAGGTCTTTAAGACCCTTTTGAACAGTAGCGCGGCTAATTGCCAACTCCTCAACCATCTCACGCTGAGAACGACCTTTCAAATACATATCGGCTAGTGCAGCCGTATCAAATGCTCTCTCCAGAACCGTGCGCTTGGCTCTTGGCTCTTTACTGACTCTTTTAATCCGTCTGGGCATCCTATCCCCTGTCTACGATTTCTCTGACCTTGTCATATGGGAAAACAGTCTCACAGGCGCGGCATACATACTCATACGTCTGCAATTTCCAGACTACCCTATTATCGGGATGGTCGCAACCCTGCTTAAGCGTTCTTAGTGCCATCTGAGCATCTTGCCATTCTATATAGGCTAAAGCCTGACCATACACGTTGTATACATACGGCACATAGCCTGTACTGACATCATCTGGCATGTATGTTTCCATGTGTATTAATATACACGATATGTTCCACGTGAAACATATTTTTTTTATATAGGGTAATAGTGGGGGAAATATGGTGTGTGATATGTGAGTGCATTAAATATTAAATTACATGACGCGGGGGGAACGACGATTCCGTGGGGGCATTATGCAACGGAAGAATCGTCAGCCAAAAACAGGCCGATTTTTCTGTCAGACTTGTCTGGCTCTGTGTTTCGACAGGCCACAGCCACTGTTCGGCCCAGATAACACGGGTTCTTCGCGTGATTATCCGCATCAAGATTCTTGATCGCGCATCAATTCAGGCTGTCGCCTTCAATACAGCCTGAATCTGGAGGAAGTCCGTAGGGAGTCTAAGCGTCGGACCCTGCTCTCTGTCCTTCGGCCTGTCTGGTCCCATCGGTTCACAATCTGGCACTTATTGCTTGCAATCCCCTTGATTTTGGGCTTGTTGGTCGCTGAATGGCTTTGACCCCCTCTCTCTGCTATCCAGAGAGGGGGTAGGCGCGTGCCTCTCTACTGACCCTGTCAGCAGTAGAGAGGGAGCCAGAGGGTTAACAGAGAGCCTGAGGTCTATTCTTCTCTCTGGTGGGGCAGAGAAGAATCACGCCTAGGCGTGCTGAATGGTATTCAGAGGGCTGGCTCTCAATCCCCTTGGGGATTCACGCGCACCAAGCAAAGCTTCATGTGTGTCACAACCAAAATTCGGCAAAAGTGGTGATGCAAAAATTGCAGCGGTTTTTCCTAAAGGAATCTTGGAACCAACGTGTGTGCGAAAGATCCGCGCACGTAGGATGCAAAGTTTGCAGCGGTATTTCTGGAAAAAGGCCGATTCGATGCAAATTTTGCACTTTTGGCCTCGCATACGCGCAAAAGCTTGCTTTTTACGTGTGTATCGTAGACGTGTGGGACGTGCGTGGACTTTGTCCTATTCGTGCGTTGGAGTCGAAGCCAATGCGTATCCGCGAAACATACTGCATCGTGTGTGTCGTTCCCCGTATGCGAGGCAAAAAAAAGTCCCGTAGGGAAAAAATAATTTTTGGGGTTGTGGCACGGTGATTGCAATAGTTTTGTTGACGGCGATATCCAGTTGCGATGTTGTCGTCTTCATCACCCCCTCCCATAGCGAGGGACGCAAGGTCGCTCAAAGGCACCACGGTTCGCTGTCAATAGCACAGCCATCGTGGAAAGCTTGAGCGGTCCCAAGACATAGCCAGACGAGCTGGGGTTAAACGCTCCAGAGCAGCCGCTCTTACGAAGCAAGGCTGGCGGGTCATCCGAGGGAAGACATGATCGGATTGACTGTGAATATGGCAAGTCACAGTGCATTGAAGCAACGATGCCCGTGGCCAAGGCACGCCACCCCGTAGCAGTTCATTTAGACTGCCGTGATCGGTGGAGCAACAGACTCCAAACTACAGGTAACGCCCTGTGGTGAACAACGCACAACTAAAGGCGCGTTGTTTAGGACGAGGCAAACGCCATTTCGGACCTCACCAGAGGTGGATTTGGCTTTCTTGGCTGACAATCGTGAAAGCTGCATTGTGACACGCCCTCTATCAAATACGCCCATAGCCGAGCGGATAACCGCTCGACAGCGCATCAATCGCGCGTTATAACGCATGATTGACATGAGCCTGTGGCAGTCCAGCAGTGACTGTCGGATGAACTCTCATCAGATGTGGCAAAGGCTTGCAATTCATCATACGTCACATCACCTTTCACATACGGTCCAATTCAGGACCACACATCAAAGGATACAATATCATGGCCAAAGTAACTCGCATTCCTCAGATCAACCTCAATCGCTCTGTTGCCAAAGGCAGTGTTCGTGGTCCCAAAGTCAACCCTGACAACCCGATGACCAAAGGCCAAGCGCGTCTGCTCTTCTTCGCGGTCAAAGAACTGACAGGGGAGCGTCTGGACCTCTTCAGCCCCACGACTCCCAAGCTGGTCCACAGCGACATCACAGAGTTGTGCGGTATTCTCAAGAAAGACAGCGGCGCGACTCTGGAAGACAAACAGATGGCCATCGAAATTCTGGTCACTGATCTGAGGGTCGGCGTATTGGAGTCGACACCAGTTCCCGTATCTTCGGCGGGCAGGGCGGCGGCGAAGAAGGCGGCCGCAGCGGCAGAGAAGATCACGGTGAAGGCTGGCAAGGTCGGCATCGAAGCTGACAAAGAGGAGCCGACACAGAAGATGACTCCGGCACAGAGCTTGGCCAAGGCTCGTGCTGCCAAGAAAGCCAAGGCAGCAGCGGCGGCGGCGGCACCAGCTACAGCCCCCGTAGTCGAAGACAGCGTGACTGTAGTTCAAAGCGACAGTGATCGCAAACTGGCCTTGGTCACTGCTACGCTGGTCGATCTGGTCAAAGCGTTGGCGTAACAGTAGCACCTACCCTGTGCGGCCTTATCAAGGCTGTGCATGGTAGGGGGGTCGGGCAGTGCAGCACTGTCCCCTGACGATGGCTCTAAGGCCGAAACCCCGTCAGTGATATCATATCGAATCGGTTACCGTTCCAATAATCTGGGATATCGCGGCTTGACACGCCAACGAATCCGAGACAGGGAAAGTGATTAATCACAGGGAATAACCTTGTGTCACTCCCAGATTATTGGAACAGTGACCACACCACCTCTCTCTAAGGAGACAGAATAATGCTAAACCTCAGTCGCAGGAATCAGATCGCAATGGCAGTCATCTCAGCCAGCACAGGACACGCCAACAGCCAGCAGATGGCAACTGAAACACTGGACAACGCAGAAAAACAGGAATGGTATGAGATGGCAACAGACAGCCACCATACACCAGAGGTTCGGATGACAGTCAGCAAGGAGGGTGTGTATACATTCCGCACCTTCAATTAGCATGGAGACCGTATACGACATCAGAAAGACAGACATCCCACCCTACTACGAGGTTGTGGTAGTGTGTGATGTCTGTTGGAAGCGTCCAAAAGATTGCGAGTGTCCCATAGACGAAACAGAGGAGGAGGAAGAGAGCATATGAAACCTACCATAGAGCAGTTGGTTAACGAACACAACAACAGGAGCAGACAGAAGCAGAAAGTAATAGAACAATTGCTGAACGAAACGGAACAGAAGCAGAAGGAAATTTCCAACCTGCTCAGAAAGATTGATGACAGAGACAAAGAACTGGAGAAAGCATATGAAACCATACGTAAGATTAGTATCGGGACAGAGCTTCGACTATGAAAGCCCTGCCCACAGATCAGAGCTATCCTATCTGAAACAAGACAAGAAGTATATAGGATACCGATTCAAGTATCGCCGCAATACCAAATATAAAGACAGGAGACAGACACAATGCTGGTCAGGGTAACAGGAACGAACCCAGACTCTCCAACGAACCCAGACTATTGGGACTGTGAATGCCTATGGAATTTCATCCACAAGAAAGGAGACAGAGCAGTTTGTCCAAAGTGCAAGGCAACAGAAGATGAACAGCCCGACTCGTTCGACGTTGAAATAAAACAAGAAAGGAATCTCTATGTTCCATGTTGACATCGTTCAGACCGCTATCCGTGATAGCAAGGGACGCTTCACGGGACAGTATGACTTCGACTATCAGTTTCTTGTTAACAAGAGTTGGCGTTGGGATCGTGGTGGCAGTGGACTACTCAAGGCACAGTTGATCCTGTGTCCCATTATTCTTTGGATTGCTATGGAGGTGACAAAGTGAGCCTGATTAACAGTGAACCAATAGACGTTAGCTCATTGAGAGCCACATTGCGTGACACTTTCGGCAATGAGATTGCATTAATCGTAGAGGATGACAGAGGGGGAACCGGACAGTTCATCGCCAAGATCGTCAAGGTGGATGGACAACGGGCACCAGTGGCATTTGACTTTGGCCAATTGACAGGAGCGCACAGACTGTTGCAAGCTATGCGACAGATGCTGTTGAACATTCCAAAGATTAACGACATGGACAAGGAGATGAATTAGTATGGGAGATCTGTTGAAGATGGCAGAGCAGTTGTCGGGACACAGGCCGCAACCCAAAGGGATCTCAGATCAGTTTGGAGTATGCCACGATCCGATAGATGATCCAGAGGAAGCAGCAGCAGAAGCAGAGGCACGGGAACATCCCAAGCTCGTTGACTACAGGACCACCACCTATCAGAAAGAAGAGAAGCCTATGCCAAAGAAAGACGAGCGACCAGCTACAAGAAAACAGAAGGGTTGGATCTATTACAACCTCAAGCTCAGCACCTACAGCTTACAGATTAGCATGAAAGATATGTCGGTATTGATAGAGCGCAGCCAACGCAGCAAAGAAGAGAAAGCCAAGGTGCAGTTCAGACTCAGACAGATGGGAGCAAAAGAATGCAAATAACAATTAACCTTTGCGAAGATGATGTGCGCGTTTGTAAATCCATAGTATCCAACCAGACACACTTCACAATCAACAGTTCCTGTATTGAGGACGCTGTTATCTCTGGCATCCTGACACAGATAAGCAAGAAGAATATACCAAACATAAAAGGGGAGACAGACAACCACGGGTTCCCCTTATCCAGAATGGAAGAAGCAATTCGACAGGCAGCATGGGAAGAGAATCAAGAGATCGCAAACAATCACCAAGACAGGGGAGGAAGCATATGAACTCAATTAAGATATGGGAAAACAGCCGTATCTTTGCCGCATTGACTGGACTAATTCGTGCATCAGCTAACAGCAAGACAGGGCCGATGCTACAGGTCAGCATACTGGACAAGGAGGACACGCCGACACAGATCATCAAGCAGAAGAAAGACCACAGTGTTTGTGGTAAGTGTAAGCTCAGAGGTAAGGTGTGTTACCTTAACCCCTTGTCTCTCAATGGGATATGGAAAGCAGCAGTTAACCAGATTGTGTCAAGGTTGCCAAAGACATTGGACGCTGTAAGGTTTGGCACCTATGGCAATCCAAGTCTGATCCCCTTGGGGCTGGTCAAAAAGATTGCTGCCAAGGCACGAACTTGGACAGGCTACACTCACGAATGGGACGAGTGCAGCTCAGAGTATGCCAAGTATTTTATGGCATCAATAGATCCTATCACCGCACAATCAAAAGGGAGAACGTCTATAGAACACAAGGCCGAAGCGAATAAGATAGGATACAGAACTTACAGGGTCATCGGCTCTGTCAAGGAACTGTTGCCCGATGAGATCCATTGCCCACATGAAGCTAAGCAAGTCCAGTGTATAGACTGTGGACTGTGCAGTGGAGCAAGCAGCAAGGCAAAGAACATTGCCATCGTAGTAGGTGGCGCACCAAACAAACAAGCTCACTACCTTAACACCATCAAGGAGATTGACTAATGGCAAGCTACCGCACAGAAGAACAGATAAACGTAGATGCAGAGATTGAGTTAGAGATTACCGTGCAGGATCAGAACGGTAATGAGATAGACTGCGACATAGACGGTTATGGGTTCAGCCTCACCGCACAGATTAACACTCAGTCCATCAAAGACGACATGGTGGACGAGGTCAGAGAGGAGATTAAAGATGAACTGAGGGATGAACTGAAGGACGAGCTGGAATTGGAACTGCAAGAGGAGTTCAAAGCTCAGCTATGCAAAGAGATTGCCATTGCTGACAGCCCCATCAATGCCCTGTCTGGTGTGCTTAGCCTCATTGCTATCGAACATGACAAGGTTAACAATGTAATGAACGAGTCCATAGCCAAGTTAAACACAAGGCTGCATGAGCAAGCACAAGAGATTCAGGATCTAAAGTCCACTGTCGCTGCAAAGGATACGGCGATAAGCTGTCAGAATCAAGCAATACAAAATCTACAGGTTAAGCTGGACGAGAGGAATAAGACGAACAAAAAGTTAAGAGATGGATTAATGGAATACGAAAGGCTTTCCGACGAGAAGCGATTAGCAGAAGAGGCGGCTCAAGGTGGCCCACTCAGCATCATCAAAGAACACAATACCCTTGAGGAGGCAAGGGAAGCAGCGTCAAGAGAAGCAATCGTAGCTGTCGAAGGTGAATTAAATAACCTCAAGGAGAATAAGTAATATGCGTAAAGGAATTGATGGAGACAGAGGTCCAGTAGTTGCTTTGGCAGAGAAGCTGGAACAGCAGAGGGAAAGCATCAACGATTACACAGGCAGCACAAAAAATCTTAGTGCCATCAAT